GTCCTCCACTTTTGAGCGGTCCAGTCCTTGAGCGATTGCTGTGGGGCTTTCAATCTCGATAACCCCCGCCCTTGGCTTTGTACTTCTTAGCCAAAAGCTGCGCTTTTCTCGCGCTCCACTGCCCCGCCCCAGTACCCTGTACCGCCTGAGACTTGATGGACTCAAACAGCGACTTGCGCATACCGGGCTTGGTGTAATTCCCAGCCGCGTTGACTTTGCCACCCTCAGCATATTCCGTAAAATCCGTGTCGTCTCTCCGAGATTTACGGACCCCCTTGGGCATCTTGCTGGGGGCGATAGCGCCCATACCGCGACTGGCCATCATACAAACCTGCCTTTGGTGTGGCCCTTGGTGATGCATCCGTCTGCACGGGTGACACCGCCCTTTTTGTAAGTCTTCAGGTAGCCGCCCGCCGTCTCAATCGGAAGGCCGCTCTCGGTCAGTACCGTGGTCGGGCTGTCTTTGAAAGCGCGGCGGCGAGCCTGCTCTCGCTCGGCATCCGTAACTTTGCGGTAGGGATTGTCAAAATATTCCAACGCCCCTTTAAAGCCGTACTTGCGCTTGGCTTCATCAACGACATCTGCTCGCTCAGGGTCGAGTTGACCCAAAGACACATTGCCAAGCTTGCTGGCCGCAAGGCCAGCGCCAAGAAGTCCAAGCATAGCCGCTGTCTTCCTGCCTTTAGCCATAGCGCGTGCCTCAGATCATCTTCCCACGGGTCTTACCCCGTTGGGCGCAGCCGTCAGCGCGGCTAGAAGCGGAACCGCCATTCGCCATAGCCTTGGGCTTGCGGGGAGCAGAACCGCCGTCGATATCCTGCGGGGGCGGGAGGCCGGAATCCTCCGTATAGACGCCGTCTTTGATACCCCGAGGCTTCTTTTTGGCTTGAAGTTCGTCGTACATGGTAGTCCTTAGCAGGCTTTGCCGCCGTAGGCCATTTTGACCATCTTGCCCTTGGTCTTGCCTTTAACGGCAATGCCGTCCTTGCTGGGAGCAGCGGTCTTCACGGCGCCCATCTTGGTCATGCCGCCTTTGGCCATCTTGGCCTCGCCCATCTCATGCTTGATCATAGACTTGGGAGCGCCCTTCTTTTTCATGAAGGCCAGCTCTTTGCCAAGCATCGCTTTGGATTCTTTCATATCACCACCTTTTGCAAAAAGTTCAGACTTGCCCTGATCAGTTTTAGGGCGGTTGATTCTCTGAAGATCAGCGCGGCCACTTGAGCCCTTACCAAACTTCAGACCTTTGTCAGCCTTCATAAACTCTTGGCCGACAGATTGGGGAACCCCCGTCCGCTTTGCAGCGGCTGGGTTATTGGCGACCATCGCCATCAGGTTGTGCTGCTTCTTACTCGTGCTCGGCATCGTCTGCCTTCTTGCGCCAAAGCGTAGAAAACTCTTTCCCGGTAGCCATCTCGTAGATGCGCATGACACCCACGATAGCGCCGATCAGACCAAACACCGGGGTAAGAATCTGCAAGAACGAGCCAATCGCCGTGAACACGGCCACGAAGTCCAGCACGTTTTTAACAGTCTCTGTTTTCTCAGTCATGTCAGCATTTCCAAGCCCGAAGGCTCTTGTTGATCCGGCTATTGGGGTCGTTCGCGGTCTTGGCCGAGGTCAGCTTTTTCTTCATGCCAGTCATCCGGGCACAGAAAGAGTCGCGGCGTTTGCCGCCCTCTGGTTGAGGGGCCTTCAAGCCGGGCTTGCCCGGATTGGCTGCGTTGTAGGAGGCTCGTCCCTTGGCGTTCAGACCGCCTTTGGGGTTCTTGCCTTCCTTGCGAGTCCATGCTGCGGTCTTAGCCATAGAACACCGTGACGCTGGCGATGTTCGTCAGCGATGCGTAGATGTCAGTCGAACACAGAACCCCCTCGCCCGGGATCGCCACATAAAACGAGTTCGGGTTGGAGTTAGAGGGGATGTCGATTTCAATCACCGTGGTCCCGCCGGAACCGCCGTCCTTCAGCAGCAACGTGCCAGCGCTGCTGGCAGTCGCGCAGATAGAAAACCCTTTGATACGCGCCCGGGAGCCAAAAATGGACCCCGAGGAGTTTCTATGGGTTGACTTAACGTCATATTGCATCGTCATAACTAATCTCCTGTAAGACAGGGGCCGAGGCCCCCGAGATCAATTAGGCAGTGCGTGTGAACACGTATGCGGTGGCGCTGGAGAACATGATGGTGAATCGTGCCAGACCGGTGACACCGGAAGCAATGGTCAGGTCACCAAAGCTACCGGGGGTGTCAGCGGCAGCACTAGACAAAATACCGTTGGTGGCAACAGCAATCGTCACGGTGCTCGCACCGGCGGTGTTGTCCACGTACAGTTCCAGCACAGTGCCCCTAGCCGCACCAATAGCCGCGCCCAGCGACGTGCCGGTGGGCAGCGTGATGGTGGTCGGAGAGGCCGAGGTGGAAGTGATGTAGCCGGTTGCAACTTCAGCCGCAGTGGCGGTTGCGGTGGCGTTGATTGCGGCAGTCGAAGGGTGGTTCTGGTCGGTAAAAACCAGATTGGTGGTTGTCAGGTTGGTCACGCTTGTGGTTGCGCCGAAGGTGGCGTCCACGGTAACAGCGCCAGTGGTGGCGTTAACGGTGATGTCTTGAAAGCCGTTCTCGGAGCGAACTGGGCCGTTGAATGTGGTATTTGCCATGATTTTTTCCTCATGCGGTTAAGGTGTATCTGTCTGCATGACGTCGGCCCGGAGCCGTCAGATACACCGGAAAAGTCCGGGAGTGGCTGCAATATAACCCAAAAGAAAAAGGGGCACAAGGCCCCTTTTCCTAGTTTACCGGTCGATCAAGACGAACCGGAAGAACCCCACATGCCGAGGGGATCAGACCAGCCGAACGAATAACGCTCGCGGGACTTGTAACGGACGTTGCCGGTATCAAAGTCGCCGTCCATGGACTGGCTCAGCGGGGTACGCACGAAGTGCTTCATGCCGTTAGGAACGTCCGTGGTCAGGAACCAAGCGTTCGTGTCGGTCAGGAAGTTGTTGACGGTGTAGCCACCAGAGATGGTGCCCATCTGCTTCAACGCGTTGATGTCGTTGTCAGCAGTAGAAACACGCAGTTCGGTGTCCAGCAGACGCTTGGCAACGAACATCAGGCTCGGCGGGATCACCAGCTTAACCGGCTTAGCAGCGATCAGCAGTCCACGCTCATCGGTCCACGCAGCGATTTGGATCGTGGCGTTTTCCAGCGAGGTTTCGTTCAGATCAACCGGGGTAGCCGGGCTGTTGAAGTTAACAGTGCCGCCAACGGTGGGGTGACCCACGCGAGAGGAGGAAGAGTTAACGCCAAACAGCGACACGCCATCGCCACCGAGGTAGGAGCCGTTGAAGCCGTTGTTCAGGATAGCCGCAGCCTTAACCTGCTTGGTGTACGCCATGGCGCGAGCCAGCGACTTGGTGTAGCGGGCAGACAGACTGTCGTACAGGTTGTCTTCCACAGCTTCTTCCGTGATGGAGAAGCCCAAGGCGATGGTTTCGTGGGTGTAGCGAGCAGTGAAAGCTTCCTGCGCGTTGTCGTAAGCGATGGCGGAGCCTTCGTTCTTGACAGGTGCAGCACCGAAGCCAGCGAGCTTGGTCTCTTCTTCGAAGGAACGCTCAGAGGTCTCGGTTTCGTAGATTTCCTTGTGCTGCTCACCGTAGCGAGCGTACTCCATGCCAAACAAAGCGTTCAGGCCGGGAAGGAGTTCTTTAAGTAGCTGTGCGCGTGAAATAGCCATTTTATGTTACTCCTTACAGACCAACGGCGTTGGTGAATGTGTGATAGCCGGGGTTGATCTTCACGTAGACGTCGGTGTAGGCGTCGCCCACAACCGAGAAGCCTTGCACGTTGGGGAACCCGACAACACGGAAAGCTGCGGTGGTCGTCACAGCCGACGAGCCTGCCACGACAGAAGCCGTGGAGTTGCCCGTGGTGGTGCTGCCAGTGGAAACAGCGCTAGTGGTGAAGAACAAGTTCGCGCCCACAGCGGCTTGCGTCACAGTGCCAGCGGACTGGACTTGGAACACCACGTTGGGATCGTCAACAACCGAGGCTTGGATCACGCCAGTCACACCGGTGGGGTAGTACTGGGAGAAGATCAGTTGGCCTTGGGCGTTGTAGTACGAGCAGCCAACGAACACACCCACGATACCGGTGTTAGAGGTGCCGACAGGGAAGCCGTTAGTCGTCGCGTCAGCGCCGGTGGCGGTAGCCACAGCCAGATAACCGGACGAGTTCACGTACACGGGCGAGCCGTTGTAAATGTTCGAAGCGGTGCCAGCGGGATCAATAAGATACGTACGGGTTGCGCCTGCATACGGGGTGCCACCCAACTGATTTACGGGTCGTAGCCCGTAGGGAGAAGCGGTAGAAGCCATTTAAAACTCCAAATTAAGAACCAGAACCGAAACTGACCTTCGTTTTCTTCTCAGAGAAAAGAGGCATACGAGGATCAGATTCACGAAGGAAGTTGTTGTCTACCGACTCCATCTGAGCTTTGTTTTGGCGTGCGTAGTGATCCGAACGCTGCGTCATAAACTCTTCTGGAATCCGGCAAAGCAACAGTCCACCCACCTCAACTGCGCCCTTAAAGCGCCCTTCGGTGGAAGCGTGCACCATGAGTTCAGGATAATCCTCTGCCTTGCAGGGTTCATATCCCTCACGCAACTTAGACGAGATGTTGGTCGGATCAGATGCGCCCATAGCTGCAATGCGTACCCAGCGGTGTGACCAACCGGGTCGAGCATCAGGGCTAGGCAACAGCTCCGGGGGACGCCAAGCTTCAGGACGGGCCATAACTTGACGGGTGTCATGCTCACGCTTAACACGGTTCTGGGGTTGAGCCTGCTGATCCATCATTCACCTCGATTAAGTAAAGCAACCTGTTTTGCGTATTGTTCCGGAGTAATCCCGAGTTTGCGAGCCAACGCAACTTGAGACTGCTTCAGTTTGATACGACTAGGCGGTGTGCTGCGTGTAGCCGGAGCTACAACAGCAGCAGGTTTTGTTGCACGGCGCGGGGTTTCATCCTCGTCAACCGGTTCTGCCCTTTTCCGAGGCGGCGTGTCTTCCTCATAGCTCCCGTCTTCGGTTTCGAAGTGTTCGGGGAATCGTTTACGCATTGTCTTGTCGATGGTCCGAAAGTATTCCTCCGAACCAACATAATCCGCACCATATTCGCGTTGTAGCTTCTTGTCAAGCCCCATCGCCATCATACTCATTTCTTCATATCCGGGCTGACCAAACCAACTACTATTCGCGTCCACCCATGCCTTAGTACGGGGGGTCATACCGGAAGAAGTATCAGATGCCACCGGGGCCGGAGTAAACTCCTTCTCCTCAATCGGACGCATCTGCTCCGCCTGCTGCATACGCAGCGTAGCCCGGGCAATTTCCTCTTGGGCGGACACCATCTGATCCGGATCGGCGGATTCGTATGCGTCCTTGTACTTCTTCTTGGCAACCTCCAGCGCGTTAGTCGCCGCAGATTTAGACTGCTCAATGAGTACGTGACTGCCG